AAGTGGAAAAGTGTCCGTAATGATCGCAATCGGAGGTTAGCAGAAACGGACTATTTATCGTTAAACGATCAAATATTAACTGACGATATGAAAAGTTACAGGCAAGCACTGCGGGATGTCCCGAAACAGGCTGATCCTGACAACATAACTTGGCCTTCTAAACCGTCATAATGGATCATCATTTCCCCAATCCTGCGGATGCTCAACTTTACATCTATCCAACATCTCAACCGCAATCAATTATGGAAATTGATACTTATATAAGCCTAATCGAGAGAATTGGTCTTCCCGCAGTAATTATTGGTTGTTGCATGTTTTATATTTGGAAAAGCCAAATTGCTCATCGTGAAGAAATAAAAGAGTGGAATCAAAAAGACAGCAAAGCAGATGAAAGGTTGATTGATTTAATTAAAGAGCAAAACACATCAAGTGAATTAGTCGCAAGTGCTTTAAATAATTTAACAATCGCCTACAAAGATATTGCTAAAACAAATGAAAGATTAGCAATGGAAATCAAGGGAATGGCTGAAGCAATTATAAGGAATCGATAATGGAAACGATAACAGAAAAAACAACCGTCAAAGATAAGCCTGAAAAAATTGTAAAGGAAAAACCTTTCTATACAGTTACAGAAAAAATTGTTTTAAGAAGAGCAAGTTTTCGCTTTCTTTTAGCAATATTAATTCTTTCTATATATGCATTCACGATATATAGTTTGATGTACACATCACCAACTTTAGATCCCAGTATGAATACGCTTTTGGTATCTACTATCGGTGCGCTAACCGTTCTTATAAGCCAAATTGGGTCGTTTATGTACGGTGACCCAAAGAGCGATACTAGTGACGGAAACGGTGATGAAAAATCAAAAAAATCTGATGAAAAATCAGATGAAAATCCAACAACCTAATAAAGGAAAAACATGCTAGTAGGAATTTTAGTTAATGCGATTCAGGGTCTTGTTGCCAGTGAAGCACAAAGCTTGATGAAGGAACATGTTTTGGGAGAAATTACCAAACATTTAGATGAAGACACGCAAAAAGAACTAGACGATAATATCGATAAAATGACTGATAATTCTTTCCGATCTTTGAAAGACATGTTCGGCTGATGAAATTAACTTCTAATTTCAGTCTTGCGGAATTAACTAAATCACAAACCGCAGAAAGGTTAGGAATTAGTAATGAGCCTAACACGGAACAAGTTGTTAGGCTTACTAACCTTTGTGAAAATATTTTACAAAAGGTAAGAAATGTTCACGGGATCGTGACTGTTAGTTCAGGTTTCCGGTGTGCAGAGTTGTCGGAAGCAGTAGGTAGTAAATCGACATCAGCGCATTGTGCAAACGGTCCCGATCTTGTTGCGGCGGCAGATTTTGAATGCATCGGATCAATAGGAAACTATGATCTTGCAGTGTGGATTTCTGAGAATCTTGAATTCGATCAATTGATTCTTGAGTGCTACACAAAGGATGCAGACTTACCCCAAGGTCAGGGCGGGGCAAACGGTGTAAACAACTCCGGTTGGATACACTGCGCTTATAAAATAAAAGACAATCGGAAGTCGGTTCTAACAGCTTCTAGAGTCAACGGCAAAATGCAGTACGAACAAGGGTTGATTAAATAATGAATCGTACGATGCAGAATGTCTACCGTAAAGACCAATCAGGTCACACACCTAAGTAATACCGGGACAGCGAACGTCCAACTAGATTCCTCCGGGAACACGACTGTAGCCGATCTAACTGCCAATTCGGTTACGGCTCAGTCAGTCACGCTTTCCAACAATTTAACTGTTAACGGTAACACGACTATCGGGAACGCTAGTTCCGACACGGTTACCTTCAATGCGACAGTTTCAGGAAGTAATTTTGAAGCAGGAATCATCGGTGAGATGAGAATGTGGTCTACCGGGACTGCTCCAACAGGTTGGCTGATCTGTAACGGAGGGACAATCGGCGCAGTCGGTTCCGGTGCAACTCATGAATCAGCAAATTATTCTCAGCTTTTTGATCTAGTAAAAGGAACTTCCGGTGCAGGGTTATACGGCAATACCGGAACTGAATCTTTTGCATCAGGAAATACAGTCAAACTTCCTGATTTCCGTGGTCGGATGCCTATCGGGGTAGGTCAGCAATCAAATACTAAATACAATGCAACGGCAGACAATTACACAAGTGCCGGGACAAATTTTGCGATAAGTACTTCAGGTGGAACAGAGAACCACAAAATAACAACAAGTGAACTTGCATCACATACCCACACCGCCACTTCTGCAAACGCTCAAGCGGCAATAAATGATCCGGGTCACCGTCATGCAGTTCAAGAAGCACAGTTGGCACATAATCATACGATTTCTCCAAATCCGCATAATCATAATTACACTGACCCAACTGATGATGCCAACGATCCACCAGAGGTGGGATTAGAAGAAGACG